AATCATTATATCCTGAGCCATTTTAGTATTCTTTCGTTAAAATTTCAACTAATTCTTGATTTTTTTCTTCTTGCCATCTTTTCAACCAAGGTGTGTTATCGCATTCTTTAATATGTTTTATTATTTCACTACGGCTGCAAGACTCTATTGCTTCGTGCATTGATAAACGCATAACTGGTTTGCCCCAATGATACACTACCATAGCCATAGAATCAGTTGGGTGCATGTTCCATGCAAACTCATATGGATGATCTACTAAATCAGGTATATCTTCTAAATATTTTTTACTCATATTATGACCAGTGTAGTGCTGCTATTGTAGTATTCACCTATACAATCCACATTTCATACATGGTTACAAACTTTGTATTCCATATCTCTATTATAACTGATTGTTGATTTAAATAGAAGTCCCAACCGTGACCTCTTTCACCGAAGTTTTTTCGTAACCATTTAACTATCTTACTAGGATCTTCTTTTCGGAATCTACAATCATATGTGTAGATATGTTTGTTACCCAAAACAGTATGGTTGTCTCTGGAAGATTGATCTTCCCAAATATTAGTATAAAGTGGTTGAAAACTGAAGTTTGAGTTGTTTATTGCCATAAGCTACCATTTAAGTTCTGATAATAAATTTTTAACTTCAGTTACTTTTTCAGTTTCTTTGTTAAACTTGATAGCCCACTGTACAGGATTGATATAATCATAAATCATCTTTACCTGATCTTCTGCTAACTCATCTAGTAATTTCACACCGCTCGTACTTTGATATAAAATCCAGGGACTAATCTTACCTGTTGTAATTGCGTAACATATTCTATTTCTAGAACCGTATCTAAGATAATCGTGTGGTTGAATTTTTTCGTCATTTGCTTGCTCCAAACAATACTCTACACTACGTTTAACTGCATCTAATGCATCTTCTGTTTTAAGATAATCAATCAAAAATGCGTTGTAGTTACTATCACTACTCCATGTATCGATACGAATCTTTTCTTTTAATAGGTAATCAACATACCTCGATATGTTAATGTTATTGATCTCTAAGCAATAATTTCCAAACTTAACAAACGCTGTATAATATGCAGATTTGATAAATTCTTCGTATGTTCTTTCTTTACGGCTTGTACTATGCTTGGTGTAAAACTGAATCCAACTATGAAACCCTAGTTGATTACCCCTACGATCCCGTTCTATCCAACGATGCTTATATTCACATATATGCTTTAATAACGTACTTTCTTTTACAAAGCTGCGTTTGCAAAACTCACATCCAAACTCTGAACTAGTTTCCTTTTTCTTTTTCATATTTCTTTATATCTTCGTCCGATACAACCTCATTTAATACTTCAACATCTTGGAACTTTAACTCGGGGAATTGCTCTGCTAGATATCTTTTTCTTCTCTGTAATCTTACGTATTCATCTGATATATCTTTAATAGCACTGTCGGATGCTTTGGGGTATATTTTCTTATAGTATTCTTTAATATCTTTTACTTTAGCATCCTCTTCTAAAAGAGATACCTTTTGTTTTATGTGAGGTATCCATTGATGAAATTGCTTTCCCATACCAGGACTACTAGCACAAAGCATTAACCACTGTAGTTTGTCGTGCTTACTAATGTTTTCGTTTAAAATGTACTTGTTAGCATGGTAGTTAGAACTTTGAAGATAGTAAGATTGCAAATCTTTGCCACCTTTAATAGCACTCATCCAATGAACCATCATAAACGCACTGAACTTTTTCTTCTGCTCTATAGTAAGTTTATCATAATATCCATAGTCCTTTTTATCCAACGCGGCTAAAGCGTCAAATAAATTCAAGTCTACATTGTCAAGTTTATCTTCCATTAAAATGCTTGTTCATAGTTGACTATTTCACAGTTCCTACTAATCTCTTTAACAAAATATACACATCTAGGCTTCACCCCATCGTCAATCGGTACACATAAAAACTGTCCGTTTTTTAATCTAGGTGCATACCATATAACATCATGATAAATGTCTACAATTTCTATATCAAGAAATGTGGGTTTAAAACTAGTCAAGGGGTTAAACTCAAATACCTTAAACCCTCGATCATTGATAGAAGTTAATGGCAATGTTTCTAAGTCACCTATTTCGGGTTCACCTATAAGTATTTGCCAATCAACTGGCATTTTAATTACCTTATCTGCGATTCTTAATATGAGCGCGGGACTATTAAAGCTTTCTAAAAAGATCAATGGAATATAATGGTAATCTACATTAGTAGGATTACTATTATCCAAAATAGCAAAACGCAAGTCATCTATTTCTTCGGGTAGTGTTTCTAAATTGTACGCGGAATTATCGAGTGTTAAAATTTTCATATTTGTATTATATCACTTATAATCTAATTTTTCTATACTAAATGGATAGTTTGCATCCCTATAGAATTCTTTTCTTTTAGTCAAATGCCGTTTAGCAAACTTACATGAACTTGTTATATCCCAGATTTGTACAAAATCTTTGTCCTCAGCTTTTCTGATACCTCTACCAATCGATTGTATAACCCGAACGAAGCTTTTTCCAGGCTCAATAAGTATAAGATTAAAGATACGGGGTATATTAATGCCCACAGCAGCAACACCGTAAGTAGCAACGATAATCTTATTGGTGCTTGTAGCAATTTCATCATATTCCTCTTTACGTTCAACTAAATTAGTTGCGCCACTTACAAACACGCTATCGGGCAACCTGTTTATTAATTCTTTACCTGCGTTAACTCTGTCAACTAATACCAATGTATTACCTGTTTCTTTGATATTCAGTATCAGTTGTGCTATGGTATCCAATCTATTAGGTTCTTCTAATAAATGTTTCAACTCGCTTTGATAGTTACTAAACTCTACTTGATCTTGTAATTGTACAATGTTTACATGGCACTGAGCTAACACACCTCTATCTTGCAATTCACTAGCAGATAGTTTACTAATCAATGGACCAATACTTACAAACAACGATTGGCTTTCAAATAATTGTTTTGGTATAGTACCAGTTAAGCCCCAACGAATTGGTATATGACTCATTGGACCAGTAAGCAATGCCTTTAACGCATCAGCCTTTGCTTGATGAACCTCATCAACGATAACACATACCACACCTTCAATGAATTCACCAATAGTTACTTCAGCTTCACCCTCTTTGGTTTTCTTCATCATGTTGTTAAGACTTTGCCAAGTACATATGGTATGTGTTTTGCCTAGTTCTTTACGATCACCAAAGTATACACCAACATCAAGTCCTAAATTTATATAATCGGCTTCTGTTTGTGTTACTAAGCTTTTATTAGGCACAATAACAATGCTACGACCATATGTTTCTATACTAGAACTTAAAGCAGCAGTCATAAGAGTTTTACCTGCGCCAGTTGCTACCTCTTGTAAACACTGTGGGTTAGATAGAAAATTATTTACAATTTCTACTTGATAGTCACGTAATTTCACTGGCTGTCCTGCAATGGGATGTCCTTCAGGCCAAACTTTGCCACTAAAGCTGTCCTCGGACACTTGAGTAAAATTGAAAGTTGTAGTGTACTCTCTTACATCTTCTAATTCAATATCGTATCCAGCACTATCAACTACAGGAATAATTTGTTCCAATAGATTGACGTATGTGCTACCACCCAAACTAAAATAGCTTACCTTACCATTCCATCTACCAAGCCTAACACTTGGAAGATATCTGGCACCAGGCACATCGTACTCAAACATCTTCATTAATTTTTTACGTTCAGCTAATTCAAGACCAATTAATTTACAATTAACCTCATCTTGTACTAGTATTTTACATGTTTTCATCTATCATGATTCCATAATCTATTAATAATTCTTGCTGATTATACAAGTCAACCTCAAGTGTTGCATTATATAATGGTTCGTTGATTGCTGCAATATACATGTTACCGTTGATTTTTACTAGTGTTGGATTCCAACATGTTATTGATGCGTAAATTTCTACTTCTTTTAAAATATCTTGCACGGTATCACAATAATTAATTTTGTCGTAATGTTTTTTAACTTTTTCTAAAATACCTTTTAGTTTATTCAAACTAAACGGAGTAACATAGTGTTTAAATTCATGCGACCATGTCATAAGTCTAATGGACCTAAATTCTTTTACAAAGCTTTCCTTGTAAGGTGTGTACAATATAATATTGCCATCTTCAATTTTTATTGAAGCATTGGTGAATTCAGATGAACTGGGTACTATAGTAAGTCCCCATGGCATTTCTGATAATTCAACTGAATTAATTTGTAAGGTCAATAATTGTTTATGATATTTTTGAACTACTTTCTTAAATAAGGACACTTGATTAGTAGTGACAGAATTTCTTGGTATGATTTTAGTAATCAATAAATTAGCCATAAAGCGTTTATCGTAAGTACCCATTCTTATGTTACTCAATAAAAAGTCAACGACCTCTTCGGCATATTTAAATGTGTGCATGATAATAGTATATCAAATTGGTTAAGAATAAACAACTGTAATGGCAAAAGGGGCCGAAGCCCCTTTTGTGTTTTAAGA